ATTGATGCATGTGAACAAAATTATAGTATGATAGCGATGAAACCCAGTGACTTGAATAAAAGTAAAGCAAACTACGTATATAAATATACGCACTGTGAAATCCACCCGAGTACTATATTTGGTATTTTGGCTTCTTGTATTCCATTTCCAGAACACAACCAGTCACCGAGAAACACATATCAATGTGCAATGGGAAAACAGGCAATGGGAATGTATGTTACTAATTACACTCATCGAATGGATAAAACTGCATATGTGTTGACATATCCAATGCGTCCACTAGTTGATACGCGTGTTATGAATATATTGAACTTGAATAAAGTTCCTTCGGGTTCGCAGGTAATCGTAGCAATTATGACACATACTGGATATAATCAAGAGGACTCCATATTGTTTAATCAAGGGGCGGTTGACCGTGGGTTGTTTTTAGCGACTATTTATCAAACAGAAAAGGATGAGGAGAAAAAAATTCACGGCGATGAAGAGATTCGATGCAAACCTGATAGGTCAAAAACAAAGGGTATGAAATTTGGAAATTACGACAAGGTTAATAATAATGGCGTGATTCCAGAAAATACGCTTGTAGAAAATCGTGATATTATTATTTCAAAAGTATCTCCTATTAAGGAAGCGCGGAATGATCATACTAAGGTTCTGAAATACGAAGATCAAAGTCGAATTTATAGGACTAAGGGTGAAGCCTACATTGATAAGAATTATATGGAACGTAACGGTGATGGATATAATTTCTGCAAAGTCAGAATCAGGATTATTCGTAAACCAGTTATTGGAGATAAATTTAGCAGTCGTCACGGACAGAAAGGTACAATTGGTAATATTATTCCTGAATGTGATATGCCGTTTATGGAAAATGGTATGAGACCTGATATTATTATTAATCCTCATGCGATTCCATCACGCATGACTATTGCGCAATTGAAAGAAACACTTCTCGGCAAAGTTCTTCTAGAGTTGGGGTTGTTTGGAGATGGAACCAGTTTTGGTAATTTTGATATTAAGGATATTTGTAAGTCTCTTCAGGATGTAGGATATGAATCTAAGGGAAATGAACTAATGTATAATGGAACGACTGGCGAACAGATTGAAAGTTCTATATTTGTAGGGCCGGTATTTTACCAGAGATTGAAGCATATGGTGGCCGATAAACAACACAGCAGAAGTATTGGACCGATGGTAAATCTCACACGACAACCAGCGGAAGGTCGGTCGCGTGATGGTGGTCTTCGTTACGGCGAAATGGAACGCGATTGTATGTGTTCGCACGGTGCATCTCGTTTTAATAAGGGACGGCTATATGATGCCTCGGATTCATTTAGCGTAAATGTATGTAATAAATGTGGAATGATAGCAGCATATAATGACAAACAACACATCCATCATTGTAAGACATGTAATAATAGATCAGACTTTGCTTATGTTGAAATTCCGTATGCGTGTAAGCTGATGTTTCAAGAATTAATTACAATGAATATTGCCCCACGAATCATTACATAATAAAGTGCCTGCCATTACATAAGCTATTAAATAATAATTATATTAAGAAATACATATTTTTTCTATTGTGAGTATATAATGGGTGACAGATTAATAATTACAAGAGGTTTTGGTAATAGAAATGTAGGATATAAACCGAATAACGGTTCTGCTATTAAACATAAAACGACACCGTGGATAATTACGCCTTTCAGAGCGGCGATGAATGCCGGCGATTTAGCTGGTACTAAAAATTCTGGCGTATTACCGTATTTACAGAGCCACGACCAATCCAACGGAATTGGAAATATTAGCAAGCATTTTAATGCTGGTGGACATAGCACCGGTTCGGCTGCTTACGTTGGTAATCCCACCTTTGTATATGATGGTTCGGATTACACGAGATTTAAGAAGCTACAAGCTAAACGCAGAGAGAAGGGTGCGAAGTAAATAAAAAAATGCCGGCCAAATATAATAAGCGCATTTATATTTTTTATATATGATATGTATAATGCAATATACATATCATACAACCGGTCCATCAACTATTCACCGCATATCGCATATGAACAATGGCATAACTACCGTAAAAACAGGTATGCCTTTTAAACCAAATACTATGGCTCAGGGAAATATGTTTTCTCTTGCTCGTGCAGAGAACACGCAATATTTACAGAGCGAAGATAATAGCAAAAAATGGTATGGTTCGTCTAGTTCACGAAGCACCAGTTCATACATATCGTCCAAGCGCAATAGAGTAATCGGTAATACATCTACAATGCAAGGATTACCGAACGGAACAGAACACAGTTATAAGAGCACGGATAATATAAGTCGAAATACGGCTTTACGCAGAACACGCGCCGGTGGTAGCGTAGCCCCAAAGAAAAAGGGTGCAAAGAATTAATTTAATATTTATATATTATTTATATATAATGGATAAATATTTAGTTGAATTCTTCGGAACTATGTTCCTTGTATATGTTATCTTAGTCACTGGTGATGCTTTAGCAATTGGTGCCGCTTTAGCTGTCGCCGTACTTGTAGGTGGTGGAATTTCGGGTGGTAACTTCAATCCGGTCGTCACATTAGTTATGGGTGCTTCGGGTAGACAATCAACCAACGAGACCTTCCCCTATATTATGTCGCAATTTTTAGGCGGTTTAGTAGCTCTCGAGTTAACCAAACGTATCAAATTACGATAAATTTTAGGAAACACAAATATAATATTATTATGAAATCATATTATATATGGAAGGTCCTACCGAATTAGTAAACAACGAAGACCCTATTGAATTTGTTAGAAGAAAGAAGACAAAGAAACGTAAGTCGCGTAAAAATAAACGTAAGTCGCGTAAAAATAAACGTAAGTCGCGTAAGATTATTAAGCGTAAAAAGACAAATCGTCGCGGCCGCAAGAACAAACGCCGAACAAATAAGAGACGTTTAAGAGGCGGATGTGGGTGCGCAGGTGAAGGTTTTGCTGGTGGTTCAGTATTAATTCCTGCTGTGGGTGGGGATAACAATCCAGGAGGAGTACCACCAGGACTACCACAACAACAACCAGAAGCACAAGCAAAAGCACAACCAGAAGCACAAGCAAAAGCACAAGCAGAAGAAGCAGCAGAAGAAGCAGCAGCAGAACATTCAAAAACAGGAGGCAAGCGCAGAAACAAACGCGGAAAGAGTCGTCGCAGACGCAGTAAAAGAGGTGGTTCGGTATTAGTTGACCCTACACTCGGTGTATAAATATTCATTATAATCAATTATTATAATGAATTATCGTTTATGAATAAATTTGAGAACAACATATAAACCTAATATGGTAATGGTTGATAAATATAATTGTGATAATTTGTCATCTGGCATCTTTGAATAATTATTTTCCTCTACTATTTCTTCTTCGATTGGTGGATTCATAGATGAAAATGTATCACGACAATTTCTACCTTTTGTTCCTGTAACTGGATTTTGATATTTATCTGTTGTGCTATCACCAATAATATTCTCACCAAAAAAACAAGGATTAACATCTCTAATATTTTTTTTAGTCATATATATCTCTTCCATATAATCCTGCAAATTATAATTTTTACCTTCATTCTGAAGTTTTTCAATAACATTTACTTTAACACAATCATTATCATAAGAAGATAATGGATCTTCTGGTATTAATGCTTTTCTAATTGTATTTGGGTTTAATTTACTAACGTTATTCATTAAACTTGGAATAATTCCAACTTTAGAATAACCACGATTATCGAGTAAAACATGTCTGTTGCTTGAAATATCAGTTTGATCTAAATTTTTACACGCTTTATTGGTCTCAATAAAATATCTATTACCTAAACCACCGGATTTAATAGCAGAATTATTGGCAAACAAAGCCCCTGTATACTTTAATACATTTGTAAAGTTACTTCCTAAATTTCCGTTGCCATCAATAAACTTATCGCCCTCATCTCCCATTCCCATCTCTCTTGGAGTATTCATAGCTTTTACATAGTTAAAATTAATTCCTGTAAAATCACTGGTAGGCATATATATATTATCTCTTGTTAATAAATTTAAGAACTAAATATAAACCTAATAGTGTGAGTGAAGATAAATATAATTGCATAAGTTGATCATCAGGCATTTTAGAATAATTATTTTCCTCTTCTATTTCTTCTTCGATTGGTTGGTTCATTGATGAAAATTGTTCAGCACACATATCTGGTTTTTTTCCTGTTGGGAAATTCGATGGATCTACTTGACAAATATCATATTTGGTCATATATTTTCTTTCTGTGTTTTGGGTTACCTTACCATTTCCTTCTTGATTAAATGTTTTTAATGTAACTTCATGACATTTAGAGTCATTGGAGTTGGCTGGGAGGACAGCATTTAATAAACCAGACGGATTAGTCCTTTGAATATTCGACATCATTCCAGGTAGTAATCCCTGTGGCATAGTAGGCATATTAGGAATGAGACCGTCCAAAGCAGCTATTTTACCCGTCGGTCTATTACTAATATAAATATGTCTAATTGGAGTATCAACCTCATCCTCGCTTTCTTTTGGACAATCCACATTTGTATTTATAAAATATGCGTTTCCTAATACACCGCCATTTTTTTGAACCTTAGTTTTCCCCTCTTTCTCCTCAGATACTAATGCCAACCCATAAGCCATTGTCCCTTTTATATTACTGTAAATGTCTCCTGAATCGGGTCCCATACCAGGACCACCCGCTTCTAATGGCTTGTAAAAAGCATTCATATAATCAAAATCTTCCCCAAGAAAATTATCAGACATATAATAATACTATATATAATATATAGTTGACAAGTCTTATTGAATTTCACCTAATTTAGCTTTCATTTCTTTATCTTTTGCTGTCATCAAAGACGTAATACTGGATTTGTTACTATCTACATTAGTTTTTAAATTAGCTATTTCTTGTCTAATATCAACGATTTTATCAATGTGTTCTTTGAGCATAGCAATTTCTCCTGTATTTTTATAAACTTTTTCACTTAGATTCATATCGTCAATCCCTTCCTTAAAACCTTCGCAATATTTTGGTTTAAAAAAATTTAAATTAACCAAATAAATAACTATTAAAATTGTAAATAACGCTAAAATAATATTATTACAAAGTTTCATACTTAATATATTAATACAAGGTTTTATTTTCTAAAATTATTATATAATATGACTTCTATGTATAATAGACAAACCCAACCTATTATTAATTGGAAAGAATTAGCAACATACAGTGCCGTTCCTTCGTGGAACTACAATGGAAACAATACAACAGAAAATAACGGAACACCATTTAAGGCTAGACCTTTGAAAATATGGCGGCGCACATTAAATGGTAATAATAGTGGAGGCAGGTCGGCTATTGGAATGCCGATGGATATTCCCGGTGGTTCTGTTTATTTAGGGAATAAAGACCCTTGCGATGATAATAATAAAAGAGTGACATTTATCAATAACATCGACCAAGGGTCAAATTGTGAAAATTGCCACCCCGAAGCAAAAGTTATCAAGTCGGCTTCTACGATAGTAAATAAAAAATACTATACCGACAGTAGGGCATATTTACAATCGCGGTGTAAAACATACAAACAAAATCAAGGAACTGGTGTTCGCGTTGAAGGAGGAACTTATTTTGATGCAAATAATAACGCAATAAACCCTTCGAATTCATCGAGTGGCCCTCCATTCTATGACAGTACTACTTGTAATATGGTTTGTGATAATAAGCCAAAAACAATAATATACAAACCGAACAACAAAAATTATTCGACCCAAGGAGCCGTATCCAGTGGAACGAGATTACTTCGTCTTAAAGTTGATACAATGAATACAAACGCCAACAGTTTATCAGCATTCGGTGAAGGAGCCAAGAATGCTGGTCGTTACAGTTCAAATTCTAATGCTATTTATATACTAAAGTCAAAACAAAATAAGTGTATTCCATATAGAAGAACTGGAAGTAAAAAGGCTTGCAACACAATCGAATAATTGTTTATTTATAAAAATAAATAAATAATTATTAAATTTAAACACAGGATGAAACTGTGTAAAATAAGGAGCAAGGACGTTTATTTATGTCTTCTTCATAAAATAGGTCACAACCTTTATTTGGGTCACAAATGTCTTGATTTTCATTTCTACGTTTATGTGTTGACCCACTCCACATAGACATCCACATTCCATATTTCCAATAAAACCATGCATGAATAATAAATGGATAAATAAAAGACATTACTAAAACACTATAGCCAAAGTCTGATGGATTGCCAAAATGTTTTAATGAATAATAACTCGAAAGATAATATGCTTTTGTAAAATCTTCTTCCGTTATAACATTATATCCAGCATTAGTCATAGCAGCGTCAACACTATATTTACCATATGTTGGATAACATCCTCCAAACATTCTTTCAGTACAGTAAGAAATTGCTTTATTTTTAAAATTCCATATAGGATGTTCTAATCCGTGTGTGTGTATACAAGTAGTTAATAAGTTCTTTTTTTTACTGTCTTTTTTATAATATTGTTTAAACATAACAAACATTTTAGTCATTTTTTCCGATTTATTTTTAACAGTGTTTTTTTTTAAAACACATCCACCAAAAGGATGTTCTAATGATCCAGGTAATACAATATGATCAAACTTATTAATTAAATGTGTATGTAATATAGTATAGTCTCCGTGTGTATAATGATTTCCATATAAATTGACATTTCTCTCATATTGATACTTGGTGATAGTTATTCCGTGCGCATTTACACCTTTTGATCTCATATATTCTACAAGATTTCCATTTCCACAACCAGCATCTAATACACTATCACCCGGTTCAATATTTGATAATTCCATAAATTTATTAAATCTATTAATTTCAGCCTGATCTATATCAGTAAACTGACAGTTTGGATATAATCCTTCTGTTAAATTAGTATGTACTTTATTTTGTTCTTTGATATTAAAAAAATCAGTAATATAGCTTCCAGAGTATACTAATTCTGTTCTTGCATGTGATGAAAATAAATCAAATCCGATTGTAACATAAAGAAATTCATTCAAAATGAATATAAATAATAATAAAAATAAATATAAATAATTATTTGTTCTTTCGTATAAAAATAATCCAATAGTGGTAAGTAATATACATATTTGCATAACAGAATTATGTAATAAATGAAAGTAACCAACAAGCAAACACAGTAAAGTAAATCCAAATATTGTTTTTGGATGTTTATAAATATGTTTAACAGTTTTATTAAATAGTTTATTCATTTTATATAATATATATATTATATAAATATATTATATAAATATACTGAGTATCAACATATTTTTACTAGTTAACCCAAGGTTCACAATTAAAAAAATTTTATTAATATAACATACAACTAATGTTGTTTATTTATGTTTTTATCTTTAAGATACACTTCGTGATTAATTTTACTCCAAACATTCATATTATTTTTAACCCAGAAACCCCAATAATTATTATGTATTAGAGGAATGAATAATGTCCAGGGTTTTGGTGATGCATCGTCTAATTCTATGCGATGTGTATACTTAGCATTAACAATATTCCAATATCCAGGTTTTCTCCAAACTTTACAGAAACCTTTGTAGAATTTAGGTTCGTCATCCTCATCAATAGGAACTTGCTCCCAATATCCACCTGATAAAATAATATGAAAGAATCCCCATGGATGATCATGGGGGTCTTCGTCATCATCACCTCTTATAAACTTATGAATAAACACGTTAAATGGGAAATTTTCTCTATCTGTAAATAATAGATAATATCTAATCAAATAAGGTTCTTTATTGGCTCTATCATATATAATTCGTCTTGATGTCTCGTCGTAATATTGTTTTTTATCAATATATTCAAGAGTTTCGCTGAAATAATGAATACATTTAAGATATGCAAAATCAACAATATTAGAAGCAAGATTTAAAATATTTTTAATAGATAACATAAATAATGTAATAACTATAAAAACACACACTATCATAAAAATACATGTGTTCTTTAAAAATATGAAAACGTTTTTATCTGTACTCTCGTGATAATTAACCAGTTTAACTAAACAATAAATACAGTTATTACAAACGACATTAATATTAATAACAGATTTGTTTAAGATATTATTAATAAATAACATTAGTAATGAAATACCGATAAAATCCCAAAGTAGAATAAGAACACCTATATTGTTACATATTATAAATAATCTTAATTTGGTATTTTTTGACATTCTTTTACCAATCCTTACAGCACGACTAGTCATTTTATATTATATATTCTATAATCTCTTAAATAATTTGATTCAATTTTATATTATTGGAAAAATTAATTTTATTAAACGGTAGATTATATTTTTGACACCATGATATACATTTTTGTATATTGTTTTTTTTAATATTTTCTATTTTATCTGTTTTACTATTACTAATTAAATTTAATGTATTGGATATGCTATCTAACTGTTGTTGTCCATATATTGCGTTAAGTTCTTCTATTTTAATACTGAATAAATAAGGGATTTCTATTGATAATATTTTTACTATATTATCATTTTTGCAAATTTTATGGAAAATAGTGACTATTTTTTCTATTATTTTAGATGTATCGGTTAATTTAAAATTTTTACAAACAATATATTTTTCTGAATTAGCATATCTGCTCGTGTTTGGTTTAACAAAATACACATCTTCATATAAAATTGATAATAAATATATCATTTCTAGTGAAACATTTGTGAAAGTATCAAAGAATTTTATTAAAAAAATTCCACCCTTTTTCTGCATAGCAATTGCGTATATTATTTGACATAAAATTAGATTAGCGGACACAGTTTCTTGACTATTGAAATCAACCGAAAAATCAAAGCCTCCATCTGCCGTAATTAAATCCATAGAACCTTTATATTTTCCGTAACAATATTTCAAATTATCTAATGATAATAAATTTCCTGTTTGGTCAATGCCCTTTTCTATAACTACATTTTTGTGTTTTTCTAAAAAAGCATTACTTTTTTTCCATCCTGGAACATTAATATCGTTATCTATTAGTGTCATCCCCGTATAGACGTCTTTTGAATTACCTCGTAAATGCACCAACGCCTCAATGAACCCTCCTGGTCCCTCGGCAAGGTGAAATGATTTACAATTTATCGGCAAGTCATATATCAAATTAAATAGTCCACATATTTCTATCATTTTAAAGAAAGAACGCGAAAGAGGTTTTATTTTGCAAACAGAAGACTTTGTATTTGATATTTGTGTGTGTATGTATTCATATGGATTTATATATTTTTTATAAAAATCCCATTCATCTTGTCGATTATCTATTTCTGTTTTAATATTAGACAAATATGAAACTAATGTTTTATTTATAACTGGTTGATTAATTTTCAAATCACTAGTTTCAAAATTAATAAGGTTATCTATATTTTTATTATATGGAATATTATGAAGTTGAAAATAACTCATATGTTGATAATAATATATATTAGTAATTTTTATGTTGTTTATAAAAATGAGTTTATAAACAAAAAATAACTAGATTTCATTATTTATTTACTAATTTATTATTTAATTACTAATTTATTATTTATTTACTAATTTATTATATATTTATATATTTGTCTTGGTTACGTTTATTTTTCTTCTTATTTTCTTTTTCGTCGTTTTTTCTTCCGAAGTATCACCTAATGTAACTTTATTTTCTGTTTTTTTTGTTGTTTTATTTTCTGTTTTTTTTGTTGTTTTATTTTCTGTTTTATTTTCTGTTTCAATTAGAGTTTCATTGATAATATCGTTAATTTTAACTTGTTCTTCTTGTTGATCTAATTCGTCGTCTATGGTCTGTGTTAATGAATTTTTAGCTATTGTTTCGGCGTCTACGTTTCGTCTTTTTTTGTAGATGAAATATTTATTAAGAAATGAAATAGTGCGTTCATTTTTTGTCATGAATTCGGCCATTGAATATTTATTTTTTCTATTTTTTTGAGGTTCAGTAAGCATTATATCATATAAATCTTTGAAATTACCAATACTATTTTTAAATCCCATTTCGCGTGCTTCTTTATCTGTTAATGGTGTAAATCCATAATTTTCTAACAAACGAGTTAAATATTTGTAGTTTACTAAAAACTCCGGAAATTTCTTGTTTATAGATTCCTGATAAACATCAATCGTATACCCCAGACAACTACTGTCGTCTGAAAATTTATCATAGTCATACTGTTTTGTTATTTCCCATATCTTATCGTCCCCCTCCATTAATATTTCACCTTCTCCCTTTTCTTTATTTGCTAGTTTCTTAAATATTTCGTGACCATCGTAACTTGTTCCTATAAAATATCCTCCTTCTTTCGTTGTCTCGCTAACATTTCTCAGAAAATTATGTAGTGTTAATTTTGATTGAAACATATAATGAATCGCAAATTGAATTGAACAAATATTAAATCCTTCGCTTCCTATACCATAAGCATTGTATACGCCTTTTCCCAAATCTTTAATATCTTTTGCACCTTTTCCAAATACTGCATTTGTTACTTTTTTGCCTTGGTCTGTAATAATACCCTCAGTATTTCTAATATTTACTGATGAATTACCTTCTACAAACAATGCCTTTGGAATTCTTTGTTTCTTTTTCTTATTATTCAAATATCTAGCACACGCACCATCCTTTCTATTTTCAATGTTATCTTTTGCTACATCTATTCCGAATACAAAGTTTAGTTTCGACGATATCCATTTTGGAAAATCGCCTGCTTTACCAACTGCTAAATCTATTAAATTTTGTCCAGGTTCTGATACGTTTTTAATAAGAAGATTCTTAACAAATTTATTATGGAAATCACGCAAAGACTTAGTTCGCGATTTTCCACTTACGGCATTATAGTATACATCATCGTCGCCAATGTTTTCATTAATACCCAAACCACTTCGAATTATATTGTCGGTAATTGGATTATGAATACTGTGCCAATTGCTATTTGCTACGTGGTAAGCATTGCCGAAATTATTACCACCATTTCTCAATTCTGCTGTTTTATCATATCTAACTCGTAAAGGTTTCCATTTCCACTTATTTTCGTTTTCTTTCTCATAACTAAATTCAACAATCATATTATCCTCAATAATTTCACCTTCTACTGTCATCATAATCTTTTCCCCATTACTACTGTCTTTAAGCATAATATTACAAATACCGGCATCGTTATCGGAAGGATTTGTTGGGTAAAACTGCATTGGGCGATATCCTTCGTCTTCGTCTGGATTATTTACATTCGGCAACTCATCATCCATAACGTTTTTGCATGGGTTAATATATCCATGTATTTTTTCGTCAAATCCGACACGTAGAATAACTGTTTTGTATTGTTCTATTTGAACATTAGAATTAGTACTAATCCCAGTTTTAAACAAATTTCCAACAAAATCATCACCACTTGGTAACTTTTTGACAGATATTAGAAAGTCGATGGTGTTGTAAATCGCTGGTTTCCATTTAAAAGAATGTTCCCACGTTGTTTTAATAGGATTAGCCACTTTGTCTTTTTCATTATTACCACCAACGGCATATAATGACGGTGTGAAAATCAATCCATCAGTATTGTATTCAAATAAACCATCGTTCTCTTTTTGTAAAATCAAACCACATTGTTCAAATATAGAAGAGTCATCTGATGATTTATAAAATGTTTTCTTTTCTATTCTAATTGGAACATCATCACCCTTTACAATAGATTTAGGGTTAATATCTTTAATAATATTAACCATCAAAGGAAGACGATAATTTAATAAGGTTTTATCGTCGACATTTTCGGTGGGTATAAATTGTTTACTTCTAACATCCTGTCCTTTTAGATAATATATATCGAAAGCAGCATATAAATTTATGAACTTTCCATGTTTGTTATGTAAAATGTGCTCACCGTCAATGATTGTACCCCTAAGGTCATCATTATCGGAAATGGCACCTGTATATTGAACATTCATATTTGTGTCTATTAAATAAATTTTGTTATTTGAAGATATATATAATAACTTACGGTCACCGTCCGCTTTATCAGTTACAGTATATTTATTATTAATATTTGGACTATTTATGTCTTCTGTGGGCATAATGTTATACATTTGTAGTGTATAAGACGATGGTCCTACAAAATTTTTGGGTTTAACAAAATGATTTTTCTTTTCATCCCATAAAATATTCATATATTCGTTCAAAATATCTTTTTGCTCTCTGTATGATACTGGATAATTGGTTCCTTGTAATCCAGACAATACATATTTAATTACTTTTCTTAAACTAGATGCTATTTTTTCAGGTGTATCGTAATCTGTCCCGTATCCTATTTTTTCACCGTCCAATTCTATTTCGATTTCATACTCCATATTTGATTCCAACACACCCGAATTAGCAAATCTATATTCAGGGATATAATTTCTATTTATTTTTCTCGAAGACCTTACAATACTTAAATCCACTTTTAGTGGGAATTTATCGTGGATTAGAGTAGTTCTATTAATTAATCTAAAAGTTTTTTTATTGTCACTCCATTTATCTATCAAACCCCTTATTATACCGGTGCCTTGGTTGTATTTTTTTTCAACTTGTAGCGATACGCGAAAATTAAAATCTTCAAAATCAACCGGATATACTAACGAATCGTTGTCATTACGTATTAATGACTTTTGTTCAAAAGTTCCAAATACACCTCCATTGGTATCAACAATGTTGTCGCTTTTGCAATATTTAGATATATTTCCTACTCCTGAAACTTCCGTTCTTATGTTTGACATTTTAGTGACACCTGTTTTTGGATCAACATATTCGCTTGTTATTCTTAGAAAATCCTCTTGTTGTAAATGACTAAATTGAAGCGATTTTAATATTTTAACTACATTAGTATAATCAATATATGTTAGTTTACGAAACCCTTTTGTTCCAAATCTAACTTCTAATTCAAGAGAACCATCAGAGGAATTTCGCCCTTTAATATTTTCTAAATAGAGATTTAATAACTCATCTAATTTTTTTTGTGATTGAGTTCTCTCTGTCATATATATAATATTAATTATTATTTTTATACTATTATAATAATACTTGTAATCAATTTTATTATAATATGGTTTTGATTCTTTCATAGATGTCGTTTTTTTTCAACTTCATACCATTTTTATCTATAATTATTATGTTTAATTTTTTTGATATTTCTTGTAATTCTTTAATTGTGTATCCACTAACGGCTTTAATCGGTTTAGATGGATTTGCAATGTAGTAATTTTCTTTAATCTTTTTATAGAAATTATTAATATCATCCATATCCACATCATAAACACCATATTTATCATTCTCATAACTGATTATTCCATTAATTTTGTCAGAATAATTTAAATCAAAGACAACCCTATTTTTAACAACACACAAAGATATATCAAATGCTATACAAAGACCTGATAACCCTTTGATTGTGATTGTTTTCTCATTTAATAATTCATTTTCGATTTCGGTTTTTCTCAATTTATGCTCTTTCAGTATGGTCTTTTTGGATTTTAATATTTCTATTGCTGCTATTTTGGTTTCCTTTTCTACTGTAAAAATATTATTTATATTAAATAAATATTTTTCCTTTCCATTTAATATAATATAAAAACACCAAAACAAAACATCTTTTTGACGCGGAACAAAATTATTTGTTTTGATTTTTGATACTGTTGATTTATTAACAAGAGTTTTTTCATTTATTTTTAAACTAGGATTTATATTTACATAACGAATAATATTTTCATTTGTTAACATATATTTGTTCAAATTGTTAAATAAAAAATCATATTGTTTCTTACGAGAGTTCATAATGTATAGTAATTGTTTATTCTTTATTACCATTAAAAAATTTATTTTGAATCCTATCTTTTTCATCTTCTACCTCATTTAATTCGCTTTCTTGCTCGTCAACATATTTAATATATTTATTGATTTGCTCAATAATTGAATTATCTATTTGAGTTAGATTTATAAAAGTTCCGTTATTATTCTCATTTAATGTAGTATTATTATCGTTAAATATTTTCAATATTTCCTTTTGATGATATATTGACATACTTTCAATACGCGTCTTAATTAATTGTAAATTATTAGAAGACATTATAAATATTAATTTAATAGTTTTTAATTACTATTATTTATTGTATTTAAATAATCGTATATAATTTATCGTATATAATTTATCGTATTTAATTTATCGTTAATTTTCTCTTTTTCTTAGCATTAATAATTTCTGCTATGATGGATATATATTTATCATTTAATTCAAATCTTTGACCAATGACACGAACTGTTATTTCTTGGTTTTCTGATAAATTTGAATATTTATTGCTTGTATTGTGGTCGCGCGCTACAAATATTACAACCGGACTAGGCATGTCCCGTGTTTCGGCTCTTATTCCTGCTCTTGTAATATTTTTAATTTCACAGTCAATGTGCATTCCTTCTACTGGGTGACATATCATACATTCCATTACAACTTCAAATATTATTGTATCGCTATTAATTAATCCACTTGAATACGTTAGTATTTTTGTAGACCTTGGTTTCACATAACCTTCGGCAATACATTTACCTTCGCTATCGGACCTTATAATATTTTCAAGTGTTTCACTCAAATTCTTACCAATATTACTTATCGGAACCGATACCTTTTTAGTTATCATAGTATTGTGATATATATCTACTGTTTGCTGCCTCTTATTACGTTTGGGTTTGATTGATTCTTTCATATCTACCTCCACTATATCAACCTCTTGATTATCCGTTTCATCAGGCTCAGTATCAGGCTCAGTATCAGGCTCAGTATCAGGCTCAGTATCAGGCTCAGTATCAGGCTCAGTATCAGGCTCAGTATCAGTTTCTTCATCCATCGTAGATTTTATAATTTGTTCTACTTGGACTTCTTCTAGTTCATCACCTAAACCTGCACCAGGGTTATTAATATTTGTGTTGTCATCATCCATAATAATCTTAATATATTAAAGTGACATTTTTTTAAACGTTAATCAATTTTTCTAATAATTTAATTATTTAATCCTTTTTGTTATATAATATATTTTCAACAGGTGATAAAAACCATACTTTGTTATCTTTTTTATTTTTATTATGAATTCTAAAAATAAATTCTTCTAATATACATAATTGTTTTTGATTTAATTTTTTATTATATTCAAATGATGTGACTGACTCTAATATTTTTAATGTATGTGACTTTTGTGCCTGATCACATCGAGCACCCGTGTCTCTTTTATTACTAATATTGCGTATTTTGAATACAATTTCATTTTTTTTAAATACTGACATTATTCCCAGTAATGTGTTTAAATTTTTAAAACGTTCTTCAAATCGTTTAGTTAATTCTGTTATTATTTTGCTATAATCCTCTGGTTCGCCATCAATCCATTTATTATCTTCTAATTTTACCAATTGATTATTGCCGTTTTTGTTTAAAATAATACATTTTATCTTATCGTTTTCTATAATTTGTTCATCATAATATTTTTTAATCAATTTTTCAAAATCACTTAATTCTTCGTTTAATTGTAAATAATTCAAAATGTTTATGCTTCCGTCAAAATTAATTTCTTCTAAAATATGTGAAATTAACACATCGTCTATATGTTCAATATTATTTGCTTTTAAATCTTGTAATACAACAGACGCTAATCTATACCAATCACTCTCTCCGCGTTTTATTTTATCAGTATTATTTGCTAAATCATATTTCGCTTTGATTTCTTTAATTAAATTGTTACTAATTGTAATCGTGTTTATATTTTCACCATTAATTGCTGTTATAATTTTTTCGTCCTTTTCCGGTTTTGATAATGTCATTGTTAATCTATCCTTCTTATATTCAAGTGGTGTTGATCTTTCAAATACAGATATTTTTTTATCATTTATTTCGAGTGGTTGAAATAAATATAAATCTCCTATATTAATTAAATAACCAAGTCTATTATATTTATCCGTAATATATTCATTTTTTCCTTCAACCAATTGATTAAGAGCGGAATTTATTTGTGAGTATGGATATTCGTTGACAACATTAATATGTGATATTAACTCTTCTTTTCGATAGAAGAAATTCTCCTTCATTAACATTTTAATTCTTTTAATAATCTTATCATTATTTACATTGATATACTCCTCTCCATATGTGTCTAGCTTAGTATTTGCTTCTAATATAGTCGCATTTGGTTTGCACATATAGTCACATTTTTCCATATAATCGCATATTGCTGTAAAGGGTTTATCGCCTATTTTATATTCTATTTCTTTATTGCTAGATAGTTTTTGAGTTACTACTTTATCGAAATTTTCCTCGCTAAAATTTTGCTGTTCTGAATTTAATAAACAATCTACTGCAACCGATTTTAATAAACGGCTTACCTGACCTATTTTAAGCGCTTTAACTTCTGCCAGACGATAGACATATATATCCGCTGCTTCTTTTCGTTCATCTTCTGTTACTGAACCATGTAAGTATATTTCAACATTTCGCTCCGAAAAGGGAAGCGCCTTATGACTACATGTTCTCACAGCTCTTCCTATAATTTGCTCTACGCGATTCATATTCCACCACGGTTCTAATATATGGACTTGTCTGATAAATTTAAAATCTAGTCCTTCAGACCCGGCTTGCGATATCAATATAACCTTTACTTGTTTACCATTTACATTATTTTCACCCGTGGCTCTCTTTAAATCGTTTAAATTATTTGGCGATATACTTTTATCACCTGTTATCATAATATATTTTGCTGGATTAAATTCGTCCTCTTCTGATTGTTTTTCCTTCATTGAAACCGCGTCTATTTTATTTATAGGAGGGGTTTCAAATAAAGAATTCATACCCTCCGCGCGCGTAAAACCTAATTCTTCTAATGCAAGTGCGACTGGAATAACACCACCGTCTATATATTGCGAGTACACCAAAATTACTCCCGTTGAATTCATTATGTTATCACAAATACTCTTTATCTTTCCGCTATATTTACCTAGTTCATTAGGAGAGAAAATTCTTCCATATTTTTCGGTTTTGTAATTGAAATTTTTACGACGCATAGGGGAACCAGACTCTTCGAAATTTATCATACGCCTTAACCCTTCTGTCCCCACTAAGCTTTTAATGTTTACATTTGTATTATCCTTACCTAGATTATCATTAGGGTAAATCATATTTAACGCTTCAATCGGTCGCATTAATTCAGTATAACCAAAACGCTCCTTAGGTTCGTTATTCATTATACTTTCACTCATGGTAGTGCCACCTGACTGTTTTTTTTCTTCTTCTTCGGATTCTTCTTCGGATTCTTCTTCTGGTTCTTCTTCTGGTTCTTCTGGTTCTTCTTCTGGTTCTTCTTCGGGTTCTTCTTCGGGTTCTTCTTCGGGTTCTTCTTCGGGTTCTTCTTCGGGTTCTTCTTCGGGTTCTTCTTCGGGTTCTTCTTCGGGTTCTTCTTCGGGTTCTTGTACCGGTTCTTCTTCACGAGCATCAGTTTCCAAACGTCTTATTGACGTCATATCTAATTCAGCATCATCACCAATCGTAATTTGTCTCGTGGTTGGTGCATCTACTCCTTTTATTTTAGATATTGCATAATCATATCCTTTTTGTTGCTCGCTACCTATTTTTGATAAATATACTTCTATGAATTTTAGATTTTGTATTATTGGTGCACCGTTTAATTGTATGTCTGGTTTACTTATTTGTTCATATGAATTTTCTGGCGAGAATGCGGATGGCCATATTCTATATGGAAATGTGTAAGGATTGTCACCTCTTACAAATGAAACATATCCTGTTGCTTTTCTCTCTAATAATTCCTTTCCTATTTCATTACCATCATCATCTATAACAAAGGAACCATCGGCGTTGAATACGTCATTTTTTTTCATTTCTGGTCTATTATCATTCATATTCATAAGATTAACTAACCATAATATTTCTTTATAATTATTATACATCGGCGTCGCAGATAATAATAATAATTTTAAATTATCTACACTTTTAATTAAATTTGTTAATTCAATAGCTACGCGTTTATCTTCATTGTCATCTGCTATACGTATGTTGTGAACTTCGTCTATGATAATTAAACGATTATTAAAATCCTTTTTTAATTTATTTTTAATCAAAGTTTTTTTTCTTTTTTCACCTACGTCTACATCTATCTTTGATTGTTTTTCAATATAATTAGCAAATTCGATATAACCAAGAAATAGATATGAATTTTTAATAATTCTATTTATTTGTTTTGATACATTTTCTTTTGATAAACCCTTCATATTCATAGGATTAATTTCTTTTATAAATTTATTTCCGGTACATGCTTTAATATTCCATAATCCATCTACCAATTCTAATTTGCGTTCATCAAATAATTGTAATCTAAAATTATTCTGAACATTAGGGGAAGCGACTATAATTATTCTTTTTGAAATACCCATCTGTTTATTGTAATCGCGTGTTTCCTCACCAATACCTATTGCCGAACATGTTTTACCTGTACCCAACCCATGATATAATAGTAAACTATTGTATGGTGTTTGAAATGATAAAAAATTTCTAACAAATAATTGGTGTGGTGTTAATTCAAATTCAGTATTACATAATTTATCAGAGTGTTCTTCCAAATCGTATATATTCCCGTCATAGCGCGTATCAAAAAATTCTTTTTTACTGGCAATCTTAATATTAAAATTGGGATCGTCTATGTGAGGATATAAGTAATCATAATTATCGGATTTTTCCTTTATATTTGATATATTATTTCGCTCGTAACTTGTAGGTGAGTCCTCTTGTGCCTGAGGTTGTGCCTGAGGTTGTGCCTGAGGTTGTGGTTCAGGTTGTGCCTGAGGTTGTGGTTCAGGTTGTGCCTGAGGTTGTGCCTGAGGTGGTGCCTGAGGTTG